CCCCCGCTCTCGCCAAGGCTGCTTACTTGCGCCGCCTCGCGCAGCAGATTGAGGAAGAAGTCGAGGAGGAGGTCGAGGACGACGACTCCGACGAGGACGAGGACGAGGCGCAGCAGGAGAAGGGAGCCAAGAAGGCTTCCGTTCTTGACGCCCGCCTTGCCCGCATCGAGCGCCTCCTGACCGCTGGCGTTCCCGGCATGTTCATGCAGCACAACATGGCGCAGCAGAAGTCTCCCGAGGAGGCCATGTTTGAGGCCATGCAGGACGAGGCCATGCAGGACGAGGCGCAGTCCTTGGAGGAGATGCTCTTGGAGGAGATGCAGGACGAGGCGCAGCAGGACGAGGCGCAGCAGGACGAGGCGCAGTCCTTGGAGGAGATGCTCTTGGAGGAGATGCAGGACGAGGCGCAGCAGGCCCCCAAGCCCTTCGGCATGATGGCCGAGCAACTTGCCATGCAGGGCGACAACGCTGGCCCGATGGTCGAGTCCATGCGGCACAACATGGCGCAGCAGGCTCCCATTGAGGCGCAGTTGGCCGAGATGCTCCAAGAGGAGGGCATGGCCGGTGTGCTTGGTGCCGAGTACGCGGACGAAGCCGAAGCCATGCTCGTTGACCCGAGCGGCGACGACTACATCGGCGCAGACGGGATGCTCGTTGACCCGAGCGGGGACAACTACGACGACGGCATGGTGGCCGACCCGATGGGCCTCATGGGTGACGGCGGCAACGAGGACGACGCCATTCTTGCGTCCCTCTTTGGTGGCGAGGCCATGAAGTACGCCAAGAAGGGTCAGCAGGGCCATGCCGACGCCGAGGCGCAGGAGGAGGAGCAGGAAGCCGACGAGCCCAAGAAGGGCCAGCAGAAGGCCGCTGCCCTTCGCCCGCAGCCCCGCAAGGCGTCCACGGGTGCCACCCGCCTCGGGGGCATCACGAAGGAGGCTGCCGAGGTTGGCGACCTGTCGAAGTTGTGGGAGTCGGCCCCCGATGTGAGCAAGTACTTCTAACCCCTGACGGGGGGAGAAGTCCCTGACGGGGGGCGGGAGGCACAACCTCTCGCCCCCCGGTTCGTTTTTGGCACCCACTTCCGTCAATAGTGAGTGCATACCAACCCGCATGGGTACAGCCGCAAACTTCTTTGGAAGGGTGTGGTTGCGGGTTGGGGGGCAGTTCCGCTCACCGCTCTGATTTCGGCAACACCCCATCCCTGTAAACAGGGAGCAACGCCAAGAGGTTCATCATGGCTATGCTTGGACAGGCGAGTGGTGGGTTTACGGAGTCGTCCTCGGCTTTGCGCTTGCTGCATGTCGGCATTCGCAACACGAACGCCATCCTCACGGACGACGCCTTCACCCAGACCAACCCGCCCATCATCACCACCGCTTCCACCATCTCCGACACCGTGGACACCTCGGTTCTCGGCGTTCTGTCCGGCTCGGTCGCCATTGCGCGCCCCGACCAAGGCAGCAACTATGTTGGTGGCCCCGGCTCCTCGACCCTCATCACCGTAGGCGGTGGTGGCGGTACGGCATCCACGGCGTCCGCGACGAGCCTCCCGCGCAACTACACGCCGGTCGGCTTGTTCATCAACAACGCCGTTGGCAACGCCTACGAGAACACCCCCGGCCCCGCGTCGGGCCTCGGCCCGTATGTGTCGGCAATGGGCACCTACGCCTCGCAGTTGTACGAGACGCAGGCCCTCGCCGCCATCGGCGCAATCGCTGCCGGTGGCGACCTCCCGTACATCTCGGGTGTCGCGCTCATCGCTTCGTTGAACGGCTACCTCATGCCCGCTCGGGTGTGGACGGGTGCCGCCGACGCGAGCGCCGACCTCGTGACGACCGCCCTTCAGTCCGCCGTCTTGAACTCGGCTGGCGCCTCTACCACCATCGCGATTCTTCGGATGCCTGCTGACAGCACGCAGCCCGAGATCGTGTTCGACCAGCGCATCTGACGGGAGGGCACGAGCATGTCTGTCAACAACAGCGTCAAGCAGAAGTTGATCTCGGAGTACATCAACACTCCGCAGGGTCGCGCCAAGTTGGCCGCGTCGATGACGCAGCCGCTCCGTCTGCGCCGTGACTACATGGCGGTTGGTCGCAAGACCTTCCTCGTGGAGCAACTGCCGGACGGCGCGCTGCCGATCTACGACAAGGATCCCGATGTGACCGCGTTCGTGGTCGGTGAGGAGGGCGAGAACATCGTCGCCATCACCAAGCCCCGCCGCGTCATCTTCCCCCTGTTTGAGATCGCGTCCAACCCCGAGATCCCCCTCACGCAAATCAAGGAGCGTCGGTTCGACCTCATTGAGCGCGCACAGGACTTGGCTCGGGCGCAGATCCAAGCAGCCGAGGACGAGCGGGTGTTCTCCGTTCTCGACGCCATCGCCACCAACGGCTTCGACTCGGTTTCGGGGCAGTTCAACCCCGACATCCCGGTTGTCGCCCCCATCAGCGGTGCCGTCCTCGCGGACGCCTACGCCGAGATCGAGCGGAACGACCTCCGCGTTGCCCGCGTGTTCATGAACGCTCGGGACTACGCGGACCTCCGCAAGTTCGGTCGGGACATCCTCGACATCGAGAGCCAGCGCGAGTTGCTCAAGACGGGCCTCATGGGCACGCTTTGGGGCGCGCAGATCATCGTGTCGCGTCTCGTCCCGGTCGGCACGGTCTATGTCTGCTGCGAGCCCGAGATGTTCGGTCGGATGCCCGTCCGTACCGAGTTGACCGTGCTCTCTGCCGACGACCCGAAGGCCCGCACCATCGGCTTCTCCGTGTTCGAGAACATCGGTATCGGGGCCTACAACCCGAAGGGCCTCACGCGGTTGACCATCACCCGCGCGTAAGCCTCCTACCGGGGTTTCCTGCAAGGCCGCACACCGCGAGGTGTGCGGCCTTCGCACTTTTGGGGTGGCAGCGGTGGCGCATTTCCGGCACATTGTTGGGGGGCGGTAGCCCTTCGATACTCAAAGGGGGTGGTACACACCTCCTTGTCGAGTAGGCCCACATGAACCGCACCGCAGCCGAAGAAGTTCGTCTCGTCGCCTACTTCGGCAAGACGCCCGACCCCACGCCTTCGGCCAAGTCCCGCTACGAGTGGGAACTTGCCGGGGACGACGCGCTCACCCCTGCCGCCGAAGCCGCTCTCGTGGACAACTTGCGGAAGCGCATCTTTGGGCAGCGCACCGTGGGGCTCGTGGTTCGCATTCCCTTGTTCGGGAAGTCTCCCGTTTCGTTCTCGGGGCTGACCCTGCAAGACCTTCCGAAGAAGTTGCAGGGTGAGGTGTCGAACCTCGTTGCACCTTCGGGGGGTTCGCGCACCGTGAGCCACCCCAACCCCACGAACCTTCCCGAAGCCCCGCAAGGCACCATGCTCCGCGAGTTCGCGGCACCTGCGCCCGACCCCGACAGCCTCACCTCGCGCACCACGAAGTTGGCGGCGGGCCTCCCTCACGGCTCTCCTCTGCGCCGGTTCCTCGTGGCGACCGTGAAGGCTGCGTGCCCCGGTCACCTTGGGAACCCCATGCAGACCCCGCCGCAGTTGAGCCGCGCAAGCGCGCCGGGCGTGTCGTGCGGTTCCTGCACCTACTTCTGCCCGACCCGCAATGTCTGCAAGGCGTTCGGGGACTTCCCGGTGTCCGCTGACATGGTGTGTGCGGCATGGCAGGCCGAGGGCGAAGCAGGCATGGGCCAGCCTTCCGAGTTCGGGCTGCTCACGGCGTCCACAAAGAGAATGGCAAAGGGCACCCCCCGCTCCTTCTTGGAGCAGAACCCGACCGCACAGGTCGAGGTCATGCCCGAAGCAGGTATCACCGTCATTCGGTACAACGGCGCCAAGTCGGGCAAGCCCGCCGCAGCCGTCTACTCGGGCAAGAGCGACAGCCCCTTGTGGGACTACTTCTTCGGGTCCGAGAGTGCCCGCGAGCAGTACATTGCCGACCAAGTGGAAAAGAGCAAGGCCGCCATGTCTGCTCGGCAAGAGCGGGCACAGGCCAAGCGGGACTTCCAACACGGCTTGAAGGACGGCGACATTCTCTATTCGTCGTGGGGCTACGACCAAACGAACATCAACTTCTACGAGGTCGTCGGCGTCGTCGGCAAGCAGGTGCTTATCCGCGAAGTCGAGTCGAAGGCCGTCCGACACGAGCGCGGCGCTGACTATGTGGTGCCGGTCCCCGGTCGATACACGGGTGCGGTCTTGAAGAAAATCCCGCAGAAGGGCTACCGCGACCAAGCGTATGTGAAGGTGACCACCTCGCAGAACGCCTACCCGTGGGACGGCAAGCCCAAGTACGAGACGGCAGGGGGCTTCGGCCACTAACCTTCCGCGTGGGTAGGGTGGTCCCGTAGGGGGGGGCGTGGAAGGTGCTGATCGCCGTTTCGGGAAACATCGGGGCTGGAAAGTCTACTCTCGCCAAAGCCTTATGTGAGCGAGGTGGGCTTCACCTCATTCCCGAGCCGGTTGAGGACAACCCCTACCTCGCGGACTTCTACGCCGACCCTGTGCGGTGGGCGTACCACGCGCAGACCTTCATTATGGCCGTCCGGCATGAGCAACAGAAGCGGGCACACGATTTCTCCCGGTCGGGGACTTCGTGCTTGCTCGACAGGTGCTTGCACGAGGACCGCATCTTCGCAGCCGTGGCCCGCGACAAGGGGTATTTGGCCCCAAGGGAGTGGAACACCTACGCGACCTTGCACCGGGCGTTGCTCGCGTCGGCGCCGCCTCCCGAAGTAGTGGTTTACCTTCGCACCACGCCCGAGGTCGCGCAGTCCCGTATCTCGCTACGGGGCCGCACCGAAGAAGCGACCATCCCGCTCGACTACCTCGCGGCGCTTCACGCCGAGTACGAGCAATGGGCCGAGAGCATGGAACTCACGACCCGCGTGCTCGTCGTGGACGCTTCGGAGAACTTTGCTGACGCCGACGCCGTGTGGGCCGAGGTTCAAAAA